TGAAAAAATCAATAATTTCATTTTCAAGTATCTTTGCAATTTGCAAAGCTGAAGACTCAGACCTATTCATAGAGTGGATTTCAACAATAACCTCTCTAATGGTATTATATCTTTTGTTATCTGGCTGACACCAATTAATTTGTTTTGGGTCAGTGATAATAAGATTATAATTTTTTACCCAATGCACTGAATATTTATGTTTACCCTGCATAGTTGGATAAACCTGAACTGATACAATAGGTTCATTAAATAATTTGTAGCCAGATTTGTATAATGTTTTAACTATCATCTATTGGCTAACCAAAAGCCAAGACAGATCATAAGAAAAACAAAAGCAATAATGAAAGTAAATGTGATGATGTTCATTAAAAGCCGCCTTTTAATTCAATTATTAATTGGTTAATTGCATGAGCATATTTTAAAGTATAAATTAGACCAAAAAATACACTGTAGAAAAATATAGTTTCAATAATTGTTTTAAACATTTTTATCCTTTTGTTGTAGTTGATACAGTTTATTTCTATAATCACATTCATCAATTGAATTCTTGGCAAGAACTATGCCAACAAAGACAACAGATAAACCTAGAGACAGAAAAATTAATATTAAAGACATATCAGACATTTAAGCAACTTCTCCATTCATTTTTAAAATTGGTAAATTTAAAACTTCTCTAGCTTGATTTAATAAATCAATATGAGGTGAATTAAAAAAAGCAAAAAAGTTTTGATGATGGTAATCTGACATTATATCGCTATTATCAAAGTTATATTGATTCATAATTGATTTAACTTCTTTACTAAATGAATCTTTATATCTTGCATCTTTTTGATGATAACCTTCCCAAACATCAAAATATTTTAAAAGATTATTACAAGCTGATAACTTAACATTTATTGTATTGTAAGTTGAAGTTACAGAAAATTTACAATCCTTAAACTTTTTTAAATCTTGTCTTACAAGTTTTGCAATTTCCTTAATTGGTAAGTTTTTTACTTGATTGTATTTGCTTCCTATTGTGTGTGCTGTTTCCATTTTTTATCCTTTCGTTAAATATGATAGTATTTATTGTAAACACAATGTCAATACCTAATTAATAAATAATATAAAAAAATATGAATAATCAAATAATAGAACAAAATAAGAACAAGCCGGTAGGAAGACCAAGTAAATTTTCAAAAAAAACTACCAAGAAAATTATGGAGCTATTAGCTCAAGGCAAAAGCATTAGAGATATTACAAGACTTAAATCTATGCCTTGTTGGGAGACTTTAAGAAATTGGATTAACAAATATCCTGAGTTCCAGGAACAATATGCAAAAGCTAAAGCTGATGGAATTGAGTTTGTATTAGCTAATGCTGAAGATTTATTAAATGAGAATTTAGAGAACGCTAAATATGAAAAAAGAACTGATTTAGGTAAAACTCACCTAGTAAAAGCTGCTGTAGATTTAGCCAAATGGAAAGCAGAAAAGCTCAACGCTAATGTTTATGGTAAAAAGAATGAATTAAATGCTAAGTTGGGAGACCAAATAATACAAGTCAAATGGTCTGATTAACTTTATTTTGTAATGTATTTTTGCAATCTATGCACAAATAATTAGTACGAAATAGTTATAAATGTAAAAAAAAATAATGCAACCACAAGGCGTTAGCGATAGGAATAAATTATCAGAAGTCAAAATTTAAGGTTTTTAAACAAAAAGGGTGGGGTTTTGTTTTGACCGGCACAGCAAAATTATATTTGCAACAAAAAAAATTTTAATAGGACTCACACACAACTAAACTAAGAGGCGACAATGGACTTTGACAAAGAATACAAAACAGTAGTTTACATTGATAAAAACAATCAAGTGGTTATTAAGTTCAATGGTTTCAAAGATAAAAAAGAAGCTGATAGTTTCTCTCAGTTTATATCTTGGGAGCTTGGCATAGAAGGTTCACACTACAATACGACATATCACTAAGTGGGGGGTTTTGTTTAAAAGTGCCAGTTATTGAGATTCCGTATAAACCAAGAGCATTGCAAAAAATTTTGCATGAAAAAATCTCTAAGAGCCGATTTAGCGTTTTAGTGTTACATCGTAGAGCCGGTAAGACTGTCATGTGTATTAATCACATGATTAGAGCTGCTTTGACGAACCCAAAACAACCAAGTCGCTACGCCTTTATTTCGCCTACATTTAAACAAGGTAAGGCAACAGCTTGGGATTACATCAAAACCTATGCTGGAAAAATACCTGGTGTAAAATTTAATGAGTCTGAACTTAGAGCTGATTTTCCCAATGGTGCAAGAATAACCATTTTGGGTGGTGAGAATGATCAAGCACTCAGAGGTATATTTTTAGATGGCTGCGTATTTGATGAAACGCAGAGTATCAACCCCAGTGTGTTTCCTGAAGTCATTAGACCTGCATTAGCTGATAGAAAAGGTTGGTGCATATTTATCGGTACGCCAAAGGGTAGAAATTACTTTTATGATCTATATTGCCAAGCCAAAGAAACGGAGGGTTGGTATGCCTCAACACATAAAGCAAGTGAGACAGGCATATTAGATAATGAAGAATTAGACTCTGCAAAGCAGATGATGTCGCCTGATTTATATGAGCAAGAATTTGAATGTTCATTTCAAGCTGCAATCACTGGTTCTTATTATGGTGCTTTGATAGAAAAAGCTGAGCAAGAGGGTAGAATCACCGATGAATTATATGACGAAAATTTAGAGGTTGAAACTTGGTTCGATTTGGGAATGAATGACCAGACAGTGATTTGGTTTGTTCAGCGATATAAAAGTGAAATAAGGCTTATTGATTATTATGAAAATAGTGGTGAAGGATTAGATCACTATGCAAAAGTACTAAATAATAAACCTTACGATTATTCAACGCACATAGCTCCGCATGATATTAAGGTTAGAGAGCTTGGAGCTTATGGTAAGTCAAGACTTGAGTCTGCGTTAGAACTAGGAATTAGCTTTACAGTAGCTCCAAAACTATCTATTGAAGATGGAATTGAAGCTGTGAGAAAGGCAATTCCCAATTGTTATTTTGATAAAAACAAATGTTCAGTTGGAATAGAAGCATTGAAAGCCTATCAAAAAAGATGGGATGAGAAAAATCAATGTTTTAGAAACAAACCTTTACACAACTTTGCTTCGCACTCTGCCGATGCGTTTCGTACAGGAATTGTTGGCGGTGGGATAGAGGCAACGGATTGGAAGCAAACAATAAGCGTAAATACAAATTATATAATTTAATATGGCAAAAATTTCAGATCATGAATTAAGACACATTATTAATAATGAAATTAATAATGCACTAGGATTTTTAGGCGGTGAATTATCAACGCAAAGAAAAAGATCACTAGAATATTATTTAGGTGAAAAATTAGGCACAGAAATAGATGGTAGATCCCAAGTGGTCTCCACTGATGTTTCTGATACCATTGAAACTATTTTACCTAATTTAATGAGAATATTTACAGCATCAAATCAAACTGCAAAATGTGAACCGGTCAAAGCAGAAGATGTTGCATTAGCAGAACAAGCAACAAATTATTTGAACTATGTATTCAATAAAGACAATCCTGGTTTTCATATTATGTATACCTGGTTCAAGGATGCGTTATTAGAAAAAAATGGAATTGTAAAAATCTATTGGTCAGAAGAAAATAAAGTTTCGCAAGAGACATACAGAAATCTAAGTGAACAAGAATATCAATTATTAACCAATGATGAAAATATTGAAATTGTTGAAAGCGAAGAATTTGATGATGAGAAAGCACAAGAGCAATTAGAACAAGTAGAAAAAATTGCACAGGCACAAGGTCAAGAAATAAAAATACCAAAACCAAAATTATATAATTGCGTTATCAAAAGATCAGCAAGTAGTGGAAAAATAAAAATAGAAAATGTTCCGCCAGAAGAATTTTTAATTGAAAGAACAGCAAAGACAATTGAAGATGCAAACTTTGTAGCTCACAGAACAGTCAAAACAAGATCGCAATTAATTGAAATGGGTTATGACCCAGAGATTGTTGCAAAACTTCCTGCTACACAAATCGTTTTATATAACAATGAACGATTAACAAGATTCAAAGATATTGATGAATACCCATTTGATCAAACTCCAGATACAGCTACAGAAAATGTTGAGCTGTACGAATGTTATGTGAAAGTAGATTACGATGGAGATGGTGTTGCAGAACTTAGAAAAGTAACTGTTGCAGGTGATGCAGGTTACGAAATGTTAGATAACGAAGCGGTAGATCATATTCCGTTTTGTGCATTGACTCCAATTCCTATGCCTCACAGATTTTATGGCAGAAGTGTGGCAGAGTTAGTTCAAGATGTTCAGCTAGTAAAATCAACTGTGATGAGACAATTGTTAGATAATATGTATCTAACCAATAATAACAGAGTTGCGATTATGGATGGCATGGTAAACCTTGATGACCTTTTAACATCAAGACCAGGTGGAGTGGTAAGAACAAAACAACCACCGAATCAAGTGATGATGCCAATGCAATCACAAACGATTTCACAACAAGCATTTCCATTATTAGAATACTTAGATACAGTTAGAGAAACAAGAACTGGTATCACAAGATATTCTCAAGGTTTAGATGCAGACAGTTTAAATAAAACAGCAACTGGTATTAATACTTTGATGACTCAAACGCAAATGCGTATGGAGTTAATTGCAAGAATATTTGCAGAAACTGGTGTTAAAGAATTATTTAAAAGAATATTTGAATTATCAGTGAAGTATCAAGATAAAGAAAGAATTGTAAATTTAAATAATAGATATGTACCGGTAAGACCGACTGAATGGAAAGACAGATATAATGTTACCATTTCTGTTGGTTTAGGATCTGGTTCAAAAGAACAACAATTAGTTATTTTAAATTCTATTTTAGAAAGACAACTTCAGGCATTTGGTTTACAAGGCAACAGAGAGTTTCCAATGGTGTCGTTAAAAAATATTTATAACACACTATCTAAAATGATTGAAAATGCAGGACTGAAAAATGTTGAAAATTATTTTGTCAATCCTGATATGGGTCAAAAGATGGTTCAACCACCACCTCCTCCACCTGTTACACCAATTGAGAAAATTGAATTTACAAGAATTGATAGTGAGAACAAACGTAAACAAGCTGAACTTGAGTTAAAAATAAAAGAACTTCAAGCTCAAAATGCAAGATCATTATTAGATTTTGAAACAAAGATAAAAGAATTAGAATTAAAATATAATGCTCAAATAGATTCTGCTGCTATAAAAGCAGAAGCAGATTTAAACAAAGCTATTTTAGCAAGTAATGGTAAAGCATTTTCTCAATCACAACAAGCAGCGATGAATTTACAACAACAAATTCAAGGTTTAGATGAACAGAGAAGAACAGGACAAATTGAGCCAGGAAGTCCGCAGATCGGACAAGGCGAAACAGATTCTGGAGAACCCAATATTTAAAGAATCTTTAGAAGAATTAAAAAAATTATATACCGAAAGTTTATTTAATACTGGTGCAAAAGAAACAGAGACCAGAGAAAAACTTTGGTTAGCGGTTAATGTGCTTGGCAAAGTTGAACAACATATTCAACAGGTTTTAGATACTGGTAAACTAGCTAAAAAACAGCTAGAAGATTTTAGAAAACAAGAAGAATCTAAGAAATTCTAACAAAAGTTAGGATAGGCTAACCCCAAGTGGGAGCTTTAATCATAACAAAGAGGTAAAATATGTCAGACAATCAAGCCAACCCTGTAGAGGGAGCTGAAACTGATTTGCAAAGTGCTGCAAAATCAATAGAAGGTTTATTGACACCAAGTCAAGAACCAGTAAAGAAAGAACAGGTTTCTCCTGAACCAAAAAAAGAGGAATTATCGCAAGATAATCAACCTCAGGAACAGGAAAAAATGGAAACTGAAACCGAAGCTCCGGCTGAAGAACAAGTTTCCGAAGAAGTATCTCAAGATGAAAACTCTGAGAGTCAAATACAGGAACAAGATTCCACCTACAAGGTCAAAGTTGCAGGTCAAGAATTTGATGTTACCCTTGATGAGCTAAGAGCAGGTTATTCAAGAGATGCGGACTACCGAAGAAAGACCGAAGAATTAGCGAATGATCGCAAATCTTTTCAGTCTGAAACGGAAAAACAAAGGCAAGACTATTCTCAACGATTGAGTGAGTTAAATCAGTTAGTGTCTTTAACACAAGAACAGCTTAATTCTGAATTTAAAGATTTAGATTTGGAAAAGTTGTACGAAGAAGACCCAACAGAAGCTGCAAGGCTAGAACATAAGATGAGAAAGAAGCAAGAAAAACTTGCTGATTCAATTCAAAAGGTAAAAGCTGAGCAACAAAAACAATTTCAACAAGTTGTGTCTGATCAACAAAGAATTTTGGTTAATAAATTACCAGAATTTGCTGATGCAGAAAAAGCAACGAAGTTGAAAACAGATATGAGGTCGTATTTACAATCTTATGGTTTTAGAGATCAAGAGATTGGACAAATTTATGATCATCGTATCGTTATGTTGGTCAATGATGCTATGAAGTACAGAAGTATGCAGAAATTGAAACCTAATTTGGCTTCAAAGATGGCAAAACCTGGAAAAGTATTATCAAGTGGTGTTAAAAAAACAAAAGCTGATGTTAATTTTGCTCAAAAGAGAGAAAAGTTGGGTCGTTTAAAAAAATCAGGTAGCATTAAAGATGCTCAAAGTATTTTTTTAGACATGATAACTAAAAACAAAAAATAGGAGACAAACACTATGGCACAGGTAAGTGGTACTTTTAGTACATACGATGCTGTTGGTGAAAGAGAAGACCTATCAGATGTTATCTATAACATTTCCCCAACCGATACACCTTTCATGTCTGCAATCGCAAAAACAAAAGCGACTGCTGTTAATCATGAATGGCAATTAGACTCATTAGCTGCGGCTAGTGCGACTAATGCTGCGGTTGAAGGAGATGAGGTCTCATTCTCTGCACCAGATGCAACAACAAGAAAAGGTAACCAATGTCAGATTTCAACAAAATCTGTAATCGTTACTGGAACTTTAGATGCGGTAAATAAAGCAGGAAGAAATTCTGAACTTGCATACCAAATCTCTAAAAAGTCAAAAGAACTTAAAAGAGATATGGAGAGTTCATTAACTGCAAACAACGCACCAGTTACAGGTAACGACAGTACAGCTAGAGAATTAGCTGGACTTGGTTCTTGGTTAAAAACAAACCAATCAGCAGGAGCTTCAGGATCTGCACCAGGCACTTCTGGAACTAATGCTAGAACAGATGGAACTCAAAGAGCTTTCACTGAAGATCAATTGAAGACTGTCATTAAATCCGTATGGGATAATGGTGGCGATCCATCAATGATCATGGTTGGTTCATTCAACAAACAAAAACTATCTGGTTTCACTGGTGGTTCAACTAGATTTGATCCAGCAGAAAACAAAAGATTAGTTGCGGCTGTTGATGTTTACGAATCAGACTTTGGAGCTATGCAAGTAACTCCAAACAGATTCTCAAGAGCTAGAGATGCGTTTGTAATCACTCCTGATCTTTTCGCAGTAGCGTTCTTAAGAGATTTCTCTTTAGAAGACTTAGCGAAAACTGGAGATGCTGCGAAGCAATTCTTAGTTACTGAGTACACATTAGAGTCAAGAAACGAACAGGGTTCTGGTATCGTTGCTGACTTAACTACTTCATAATAGTAGTACCTAGTGGGGGAGCAATCCCCCACTAACAACTTAACCTTTCGTTTGGTCTTTGAAGTCAAAAGGCGGAACGAAGCAAACAAAGGACAATACAATGAGAACATTAAATGATTACTTTTTAACAGCTAAAGTAACAGACATTAGTACAGCAGGATCAACATTCGTTGCTGTGCCAGATGGCGGTAAGATTATTAAAATCTTAACATCAATTAAAAACGCAATCACTACAGCAGATGCTGCGATTACTTTTGAAATTGGTGGCACTGCGGTTACTGGAGCTGCGATCACTGTAACTCAATCAGGTTCTGCGGCTGGTGATGTAGATACATCAGAACCAACTGCGGCTAACTCTGTTACTGAGGGTGGTACGATTGAAATTATTACAGATGGTGGTTCATCTACAGCTTGTGAGATGATGGTTACATTTGTTATAAGAAGATAATAAATTAGGGGGTGGAAACACCCCCAAAAATTAGTATAGATATAAATTAGGAGATAAAAAATATGGCTGGAAATTCAACAGATAGTTTATTTGCAGTAGTATCAACACAAAAGATAAGCGTAACAAATTCATCTGCACAAAGTGCAGCGATTGCATCAGGCGTTCATCATGTGAGATTAGTTTCTACTACAAACTGTCATTATTTAATTGGAGCAAACCCAACAGCAACTACAAGTTCTGTATATTTACCTGCAAATGTTATTGAAAAAATAAGATTAAATCCAGGTGAAAAAATTGCAGTAATAAGAAATTCTGCTGACGGAGATTTACATATCACTTCATTATCTAAATAATGGCTAAGAAAAAATCTTTATTTGGCGTAAATAATTTTATAAAAAAAACAAGAAGAAAAAGACCTGGTAGACATTCAAAATCACCAAACAAGTCAAAACGTAAAATGCACAAAGCCAAATATAGAGGTCAAGGAAAAATATGAGTAAAAGATTAGAAGAGCAAGAAGGTTTAATTAAAACAACCTATCACTCTGACGATATGAATAGACAGGTAGTGGTAGAACGTAATATCAATTACAAGCCTATCATTGACCATAACAAAAAGATGTATACTCATAATGACGGCTACTCTAAATCAAAAGATTTAAAAAGAGTGGCGTCTATTCCTACATTAGTATTAGAATTATGGACTAAAGAATATAATGGCACAAACAATTGGTTTGCCTTAAAAAAAGAAGAACAACAAAAAATTCTAAAAAAAAAACTTAATTCAAATGAGTTTCAATATTTTAGAACAGCACCAGGAAGATTATAATGGCATTAAATACATATTCAGCATTAAAAACAAGTGTTGCAAATTGGTTAAACAGAACTGATTTAACAGATGAGATTGTAGATTTTATTTCATTAACTGAAGCAGATTTCAATTCTAAACTTAGAATAAGAAAAATGATTTCAGAAACAACAATCACTATAGATGCAGAGACAGAAGATTTACCTACTGGATTTTTACAAATCAGAGATTTTTTTATTGTATCCGGTTCAACAAAACTACCTTTGCGTTACATGACACCATCACAAATGGATTCTATTAAAGGTACATCTACGACAGGAACACCAGAAGTTTATACAATACTTGGAGATAAATTACGTTTTGCACCAAAACCAGATTCTACTTATACTGCAACATTAAATTTTTATAAAAAATTTGATGCTCTATCAGATAGTAACACCAGTAATTTTATTCTAACAGATCATCCTTCAATTTATTTGTATGGTGCATTATACCATGCAACAAACTTTTTAGGTGGTATTGATAAAATGTTAGTTCAAAAGTGGCAACAAATGTATGCAACTGCTATGGAAAGATTAGAAAGAAATGATAGAGAAGATCAATTCTCTGGATCACCTTTACAAGTAAGATCAGAAGATACAGTCGCTTCAAATTTTGGGGGTAGATAATGCAACTTAAGTTTGGTGAATGGCTTCCTGATCAACCCTCACATTTAAATCCAGGTGCAAATGTTGCAACCAATGTTTATTATGCAAGAGAT